GATCTGCACCGTGTCGCCGGCCTGCCCCTTCAGCCTCGGCACCGCGCCCGAATAGAACAGCCGGTAATCCCACCCGCCGCCGTCGATCCCCTTGCGCTCGGCCCAGGCAACAACCGGCGTAACAACATTCGCAACGATGAACGTCTCGGCCGCGCCCTGCTCCAACAGTTTCGACACGCCGGCCGCAAACACAGTCCTGGCCGGAAGATAACCGCTCGCCTGCTCATTCCACGTCGTCGCATCGCTGTTCCAGCTTTGCGTATCCGGATCCCATATCTGAGCCACGATCGCCGTGCTGCCGACGCTCACGTCGAACACGCCCGAAAGATCGCGGATCCCCGGCCGACCCGTCGCCACTTCGATCGTGATCGCTTCCGTGCAAGCCCGATTGGTCCCAGTAGGATACCCAAACGACACTTGGCCGCTTTCGGCCTCGCGCCAGGCAAAGCAGGCCGATGGATATTCCCAGTTCAATTGACGGCGGAAATGATCTTCCAGCACGCCATAAAGCAGATCCTCATAGCTGGTCAGATCAGTGCGAACAAACTTTCCGGTCCCGGTAATCATGTAAACCTGATTGCCGCTCTCGCACCACGCCTGCTGCGCAAACAGGCCGGTACTCGGAAACACGTCCCGCCCCTCAAACACATATTGCCCGCCGACATATTGCAGGATTCCGAGATAATGCGACTTGGCGACTAGCAATTGATCCCGCACCGACAGCAGATCGACGATCGGTCCCGAGCCGTTCAGGAACGCGAAATCGCCCGCGTCATTGGTCGGGCTCGGCACCCAATCGCTCGGCACCTGGCCGGGATCCGCCGACACGGACCACGCAACAAGCCCCTCTTGCAGCGTCCCGCCAATCTCCAGCGCGCCCGCCACCAGGAAATTCTTATGCCCCCGCATCACGCCGGCTTTCCACGTCGCCGGCCACAACGGCAGCGGCACCATGATCGACGCCGGATTGCCGTTCCACCAATAGGGTTTCAATTCAGGGTGATTGACGAACACCACGCCGCCGATATCGCCTATCGAATGCTTGCCGTTTTTCGCCACGATCGGCACCCAACCGGCCGGCGTTATATTCCAGTGCAGCGTACCTTCCGTCACCGCAATCCCAGTCGGCCCCCCATAAACCCAATACGATTGAGCGCCGACATCGACATAATGCACAAACCGCACGCCGCCCACGTCGATCGCGCCCGCATTGGCAAAATACCCCTCGCCAGGCGTCCGACACGTCTGGCCGGCCTTGAAATAGACGTTGCGGCCATCCGTCCACCAATCGGGCGGAACCGTGCCGGGAATAAGATCCCGGTTGATCCCGTTGAGCTTTAGCTCTGCCGGCTTGGACCTGGTCATTTCAACGACCTCGCCGCGAGCTGCTCGGGCAATGCCACCCGCAGCACATTGCAATTGTAAACGCACGATGCCGCATCACCGATCGCGCCCCGGCCGCACCCGTAAACCGTAAACAGCGCCAGGATGACGATCAGCCACAGCATCGCAATCACGACGCCTCGCGCCGATAGCCCCACTCGGCGGGATTTCCGAGCCGGCTGATAACCTCGGGCTGCCCACTCAAGTCGAACCATGTCTCGCCACGATGATCCGACACCAGAACCCATTTCCCCACTCGGTCCAGGAAAACTGGAACCTTGCCAGCGGGCGTATCCCCAGGAGGTTTTATCACCGTCGCCCCGGCCGGCAGGCGATAGATCGTCTCGCCGGATCCCGTCACGATCGCCGGCACCGTGATTGGGCCGACAAGCGCCCATAGCTTGCGGTCTGCCTGCCATGCCTCCAGTGCCGGCGCGATCATCGGTCACGTCCGTGTCATTCGTCGTCGCTGCGCTGCGGATGACGCCGGCTGCGCGTGATAGGCGGCTCCGGCTCGGCCGCAGGCGGTTCGAACACCGTCCCGTTCCACACCGCGCCGATCGCCGGCACCGCCGTTCCCTCCAACGGAAGCAACGTCACGTCGATCGGATGCTCCGGCGTGCCAGGCGCCGGCAGCTCCGCAATCCCGTCCCAATCGACAACGGACAGCACCGTGTTGTCCGCGTTGTTCAGTTTCGCATAATTCGCCATTTTCATGCCTCCGCTGGTTTGGCCGACATCGCCGGCTCAATGATCCCGCCTTGTTCGACGAACCGCACCCAGTCGCCGACCTCGCTGGCGTCGGTCAGGTGCCACTCATCGCCGTTCTCGTCAGTGCAGATAATCGGATTGACACCGCCCGGCTTCGCCATGTCCTGCATTTCGGGCGGCGGTGGCGGCGCGTAACGGCATGACACGTAGGACATGGTTTTACATCCTCGCACTGGCAACAAGTGTAGATCGGAATGCACCTGCCGGGGCTGTGCCTGAGGCTGTTCTGCTTTCGTAGCCGCGCACTGTGTCCGTCACTAAAGTCCCGATTGTGTTGGGGAAGCCGACCGCCGTCTGCGGCGTCCCGCTCATTGCGGGGGCCACTCTTTTAGGGACTTGAAAAGTGATCTGTGCCGAATAACTACTGCCACTCGTCACCTGACCACTGAAGATGTTGTAGACTCCCATCCCCTCATAATACCGCTGGCACGCCCGCAATTCCTCGGCCTCGCCAGGCGTCTGCCACGGCGGCGCATTCCCGGTCCCGTCAGAATCGAGATAAAGCCCGACATCCCCAAAGATGATCCCGCCGCCAGCCACAGCAGCGGCATTAGACTGGCCCGCCATCGCCACATACCCACCAGCATTCCATCCGGCAGCGCCAAATGGATATGTCGATCCGGCCGCCAGAGTGATGCCGAACATTAGCCCAACGCCAGTATCGGTCGGCCATACGCCTGCCGTGTCGCCAGGAATGACGATCTTGAAGTCCTGCCATCCAAGTGTAAGCGCGACATTGCTTAGGAATGCGCGGCTGCCTGCGGCATTTTGCACATAAACCGTGTAGGTCGCAGCCTGCCCCGTAGCAAAGGCCGAGAACCGCAGCACAACCGGCTTGGCGCTGGCGGTGCCCCACATGAAATCTCGAATGTTGACGCCTTCGATCGGCTGCCGCACCAGCCAAATATCGCCAGCCGCCAGAGCGGGCTTGGCGGTGGATGTGCCGCTGTATAGGACGCGGCTGTTTTTAGGCGTCACGATGCTCGGATGACGTTGGGCCGCAACCCCGGCAATGTTCGCATTCAACTGCCATTGATCCAACGCATATGCCAAGCCGCTAACAGCCGTGTCGCCCCACTCCTGACTGATCTGCATCGCAGGATTGACGATGCGATTTCGCGGCAACGCCGTTTTCAGAGCGGCCGAGCCCGCGGGAAATTCCGCCTTCAATACCGACTTGATCAGCCGGATATGATCATCGCCCTCCGCCTTGGCATCAGTTCCAAGCGGCCATAGCACATTCAAGCCGGGAATATTCGTCGCGCTCTCTACAGCCATATCAGTTGCTCACCACTGCATAAGGCGATCGCGACACCACGCCCGCCGAGAGCGTCATCGCATAGGTCGCGTTCGCCTCGGCCAACAGCGTGTCGAAATCGCCGGCCATGCTCTGCTTTGCCTCGAAATCCTGCACCATCGTGCCTGCCCATTTCAGCAGACCCGATATGAACAGCCCGGAATACTTGTCCGTCAAAACATTGCGATCGGTATCGCTCGCCAGCGCCGCGATCCGCTTCGAATAGATCAAATTGACGCTCGCCACGCTGGCCCACAACAGCGAGCCGCTGACCGAATAAAAGCCCCTGGCGCCGGCTCTCGACAGCAGGCCGGAAATGTCTGTCGGTTCCAATTCATTGCTGCCCGACAGCGCCGCCCGAGCTCTCACGAAATCAGTCGGCAGATCGCCCGTCAGGAAACCCGACACGCTCACCGTCGATAGCGCGATCGTCGCGGCGCCCTCGTTCTCCTGCACCACCAGGCTCTCGTTCAGATCGTCCAGCGCGAGGAATTGTACGGAATCAAACGGAATGTCCGACCTGTGGACAAACCGCGTCGCCAGTGTTTTCAGCTCTCCCCAGTTCACACTAATGTCCCTCGCTGATTGGACGCGCCGGCCAAGTCGGAATTCTCGATTGCTTCACGATCGATCGGCTCGGCCGGCGCCTTTTCCTGCACGAACACCGCAGGATGCTTCTTCGGCCAGCGGATCAACATCCCCGGCCGCACAACTCGAAACAAAACTTCACCCGCGATCGGCTTCATCAGAACTTCCCCACTGCCAGATCACGAAAATCAACATCGTTGCAGATCCGCCGCCAGCGATCCCGCCTGGTCTTTGAATCCGCCCTGTTGCGCGGGTCGAGCTCGGGATACAGCCGCAGGAAGAAATGGTATTGCGCCCAACTCATCCGCAGCGCCGGCCGGCCCCACTCCAACGTTTTCGCCGTGCCCGAAAGCGCCCGATTTTCAGCCATGATCCGGCTCTCATCGAGACTGTCCCAGGCTCGCGTGAGCCTGGAACCGTCCCAGAAGAACCGGGCCCGTTCCGTGCCGTCAATTTGCTGATAATCGGGCGAGTTCATCGAAGTGCGCTTTTTCCCTCTAAGTGCGCTTTTTCCCTCGGGTTAAGGCGTCACGGCCAGGGCGTAGTCGATGTCACCGATCAGCCCGTTGGCGTCGTCGGCCAGGACTTTCACCATCCAATCGACCGACATCATGCGGACTTCCGAAAGACCCTTTTTCGCCAGCGGCTCGGTCTGGTAGCCGCGCAGGAAAGAGAGCTCGATCGTCGGCGGATCCAGCACAAGCGCATTCGCCGAGCCGGCCGCGACATCGACCATGATCCGGTTAGGGATCAGTGCCAGCGTCCCGAAATCCGTCACGAACAGATTGACCGCGCCCTTGGCCGTCGCAGGCGCATCCGCCTGGCCGGTCTCGCTTGTCAGCGTGGCGATCTTCGCCGTTGTGCCGAAACAGTATTCGGAAAAGCCGCGAATCACCTCCGGCGCCGACATCAACACCGATGGATCGCCACCCTTTTTATAGATCGCCTGCACCATGTCGCGGACGATCTTTTCCGTGAGCGCACGCTTGGTCCCCTGCGTCACGGCCGTAATGAGCTTGGTGCCGGTCTGGAAACCAGGAACCGCGCCCGTCGCGCCCATGTTGTTGTTGGTCGCCATGAACGCAGGCACGCCGGCAGACTGGCCCGCCACCGCCGCGCCGTCATCCTGCACGGATGCATGACCGGACAGCGCATTGGCTTCCACGTCGCGCCGCAGCTCCTTCTGACGCTGGCTCACCTGGTAGGCGAGAGCCCGCGTTCCAACCGTGTCGCTCGCGTCAGCCCGAGAGCTCACTTGCACGACCTTGGTTGAAATCTGGCTGTGATTGCCGAGCCTGGCGCCCGTCTTGGTGTTATTGATCGTGTCCTGGTCGGCGCCGTCCACCACCTTGTTCGCCAGGTTGGGTGCCGCGAGCTCGTCCGTCGTCCATTCGGAATAAGAGTTGTCGTGCGATCCGCTGCCGATCATCTGCGTCAGCGGTAGCGGGACATTCGAAATATCCCATATTTTGTTCATCAGATCCTCGCGGATCCAGCCACCGGCCGGGATCGCTTTGAGGTCTGCACTGTCCAGATTGGTAGTCGCCATTTCAGCCACCCAACAGGGTTGCGATCCCGCCTATCTTGTCGCCGCTTTGGGCGATCTGTCTGGCGCGATCATCGGTTGATGATGTGCGGCTCGGCTTGATGCGCCTGGACGGCTCTTGCGTCGTCGGGATCATGTCCCGCTTGCCGTCCGCGCGCAGTTTGTCATAGCGGTCCAGGCGCCGGCAGGCTTCGACCAGGAACCGGATTATTCGCGGTTCGTTGATCGACTGCACTTCGTAGGCGCTGAAACCATAAGCCGATAGCCGCTTCGAAACTGCCTCGCGGTCGCGCGTCTGCGCTTGGTGATCTTTCCACTCGGGAAACCATTCCCGAAGCTTCTGCACCGCCGCCGCTCTCGCGGCCTCGGGATCACCATCCGCCTCGGCCGCAGCCTTCGCCAGCGTCTCCGCAGGCACATAGGCTTTTAGCCGTCCGAGCAACGCCTGGATTTTCTCGCCCTGCGCCGCCAGCATATTGAAATGTTCGGTTCGCTGATCTTCAAAATCGGCCTCGCGATCGTCCAGCGTAGCGATCGCCTTCGCCTTGTCCTTCAGTTCCGACAACGTGTAGCTCTCGCCATCGTCCGTCGTCACTGCAAGCTTGTAGAGCTCGGACACTTTGAGCTCGTGTTCCTCGGCAAAGTCCGCCAAGGTTTTCGGTCCATTCGGCCTCTCGGCCTGGTCGGGATCGATGTCGTCGGCCGGATCCGCCCGCGAGGGGTCTTGTGCGGATCCGGCCGGTTCACGCTTGGGAGGAATAGGCGCGCGATCATCCGACCCGTCGCCGCCCTTGCGCGATTTCTCGGCCGGCTCGCCGCCGCCGAACAACTTGCTAATGTCGTCTATCTCGGCCGAGCGCCCGACATGATGCTGCGCCCTGTTGGCGCGGTCCTGTAATGCCAGCGTTTCAATCGCCCGATCGCGCGCCGTGTCACGCCGACGGTTGAGCTCGCCCGTTTGGTTCTGCAACGGCGCCGCCGCCGCGGCCTTCGCCCTCGAATAGCGGTCCTGTCCGTTCGGCGGCTGGTTCGATCCCGAGCCCGGCGAGTTGTCCGATGACATACTGTATTCCCCTTAGACGGATCACGATTTCGCGCGTCTTTTATCCTGGTCGTTCTTCGCCTGCGATGCCTGCGCCTTGATCTGCTCTGGTATCGCGCTCGAATAGCGGTCTTGTCCGTTCGGCGGCTGGTTCGATCCCGAGCCCGGCGAGTTGTCCGATGACATACTGTATTCCCCTTAGACGGATCACGATTTCGCGCGTCTTTTCCTCAAGACTTCCCGGCTCCGTTGCCATCGCCACCAGAGCGCTTTCCGTTAGCGCCCCCTCCAGTTGCGACACTACGTCCTGCGTTAGCATTCTCGACAGCTTTCGCCTGAGTTCGGGCTGCAATGACATCGATGACCCCTCCTGTTTCGGTCTCGTTCACCTTGATCATGCTCTCCAGCACCGCCTGGAAATATTTGAACGCCGTATCCTGGTCGTTCTTCGCCTGCGATGCCTGCGCCTTGATCTGCTCTGGTATCGCGAGGATCGCTTTTTGCATTTCGGTTTGCTGCAACATCTGCTGTTGCGCGCCCTGCTGCTTCTGCTGCGCAGCCTGCGCCGCCTGCTCGCTCGCCGGATCGATGAAATAGCTCTCGGGATCCGGCACCAGGTTAAGCCGCAGCCAATCCGTCGCCATCTTGTACAGGCCGGCTTTCGTCACCAGCTCGCCCTCGAGCCCGCCCTGCATGGCCTGCGAATAGAATTGCAGCCCGCCCATTAGCGTGTTCGCCTGCAACATCCGCTCGCCAAACGACGGCGCCACATTGACGTTGCAATGTGTCCTCGGCTGCCAGGTTTTCGGATCCTGTTCGCCCCACTGTTCCGCAATCTTGACGTTGATCGGCCCACCGTCGCCGTCGCGCAACTCAGCATGGGCCAGAAGGAACACCTCGCGCACCATGCTCTCGGCCAGGTTCCGCGCCATGAACGAAACCATCAATTCCTTGGCCGCATAAACGCGCTCGGTCCCGTGCGCGCTGTCGCTGGCGATCTGCATCTCGGCGCCGATCATGTCCAGCGATGCGCCGCCGCGCTCGCTGCGTGCCTTGTCAAACTCGGACAGCGCCGCCTTGATCGACATCCCGACATCGAGCACCGGGATCGGGATCAACGCGCTCGGGCTTTTCAGCCGGACAACGCCGCCTGCTTTTGGCGTCGTGACATCCGCCATGTCGGCCTGGCCCACCACCACGCCATAGCGGCCAAACGAACAGTTCTGGACGTTATCGATCCACTGCCGCCAGAGCTCGGTCTTGCCGGCCTGCACCTGGTAGAGCTTTTCCGACAGCGCTTCGCCGTCATGACGGTTCGCAATAGGGAACGCCGAGCCGGCCGCGTATGGGGCGCGAGAAACCGGCTCGGGGTCCAGAAGCCACTGCTCATCGCCGCGCAGTGACCTTTCCGGTAGCCAACATTTGTAGAGATACGTCCGATCGTCATCCTCATCGAATGTCAGCCGCGCATAGACCTCATACACGCGGCAAATCTCGCTCTGCATCACGATCGGCTCCACCGTGCCTTGCAAGCCCTTGCGCTGCGTCTGTTGCTCGGCACCGTCGCCCTGCACCACGGCCGGCAACTGCTTAACGATCGCCCAAGGAACGCCCATGCGCGACAGCTCGTCGCGCGTCATGTAGTGGACTTCGCCACACAGCCGGCAGCCGTCGAGCTTCTGGTCCTCGTGATCGGGATCCACGAAAAACCGGCCGTTGGCGATGGCCTCGATCATCAGCCGGTTTGTGCTCTGCGTCACTTCAACGCGAGCCTTGCGCTTGTCCTGGTCATAGCTGATCAGGCGCCGCTCGATCCCCTGTTCGCTCTCCACCAGCACCGCGAGCTCGTCAGGATCGATATCCTCGAATGTCATGGTCGTGGTGAGCTTGTCGATATGCCACCAGCATTTGAGATAGCCGGTCCTGTACATCAGCGCATTCTGGATCCCGTCAAGGATCCGGCGAAAGCCGCCATTGTCCTCAATCAAGACCTTGTTGACGGCGCGGCTCTCGGCCTTGGCCTGGCTCTCATCCTGCGCATTGTTCGCCGCGAAAGAAACCACCGTGTCGCTGGCGAAACTGATCACCATCTGCGCACACGCGGCGGTGATCATCGAATTGACGTCTGAGGATTGAACCTGGCTGCGTCCCTCGGCCTCGGTGCCTGTCGGGCTGGTCGTGAACTGCTGCCAGGCGCGTTCCCGCTGTCTCGACTTGTCGCCCTGCGCATCAATCGCCTGCTCGATCCGCGACCTGAGCCGCGTCACGATTTCAGACGAATATTTTACAGAAGCCACCTTTGAGATCCCTCACGATTTAGACCGCGCCGACGCCCTCGCGCCTGCGGATCTGTATCCCGGCGCATCATTGCCGGGTCATGTGCGACTGCAAACATGCGAACAGCGTCCGCCATGTGTGAAGCCCAATCGTGAAGCGGTTTCGTCTTAAACGCCCTGTTGCGGTCGTCAAACTGGAAACGGTAATTGCACAGCGCTTCGAGCACTCTTCCACCGTTCTCAACATCTATCCACACGTGGGGCAGGATCGCGCGCACACTTTCGACGCCATCCTCAATTGCCCAGTTGACAGTTGGCTCGAAATCAAGGCCGCGCTCCGAAGCGATTTGCGATCGGCTCTTGCCCGACCCGAGCTCGCGTACCGCCAGATCGTGCGGCCCATAATGCCCGATGTAATTATCCCGCCACGGCTTGTTGAGCACCGCCGACACAATGTCCGGCAGTTTGGTGAGCTCGTATTCCTCGGCCGCTATGATCCTGAGCTCGGTACCTGCGCGCTGCCAATAGACGATCGCCGTCGCATCCGCGAAGCCAAGATCCCAGGACGTCATCACCGGCAGGCTCGCATCGTATTTGACCGTGGTGAAGCGGCCGGCCTGCAACGCGTTCATTTCGCGGCCGTATATGGCGCCGATCATGGCCGCATTGAACGAACAGTTCATCTCCTGTTCGAACAGCGCCTCGGGCACGTTCGGATCGCGCCGCATCTGCGCAATCTCGTCGGCCGCAACCATGTCCGTCTGGTCGTGCCGGTAGCAGAAATAGGCCCAATCGGGATCCTCGGCCGGCGTCCGCGACAGATCATACAGCATGTTCATCCGGCCGCGCGGCGTGCCCATCAACAGCGCACGCCCACGCCGATCGGCCAGGCAATAGCGCAACACGCTCGACCATAGACGCGGATCGCAGTCCGCGAGCTCGTCCACAATCACCTTGTCGAGATAGATGCCCCTGATCGCATCGATGTTGTCGGCGCCCAACAGCATGAACTGCGCGCCATTCGGCTTGAACGTCACCGTGAGCTCGCCCTTGTTGATGTCAAACAGGTCCGGCGCCTGGCCGCACGTGTTGGCGAGATAGTCCCAGGCGAGTTTCTTCGATTGTTTCAGGAAAGGCGCAATGTAGGCCACACGCGGAAACGGCAGCGGACACGACAGCATCGTCTCCAGGCCGTCGAATATCGCCATGACAGTCTTGCCGGCACGCCGATGCATCACCGCTGCACGGTGCCGCTTCTGGCACTGCATCACCGCCAGCTGGTGCGGCTTGGGATGGAAGTTGACGTTTATGCGGATATTCACGGAACCCGCTCAAGAATATGCAGCCCTGTTCCCGTCAGACCAGCAAATGACCAGCCATCTTTATAAAAACACCAGCCCCAAACCGGATGCCCTCGCACTATTGTTGGCTTAACTTTGCGATGATTGACGAATGTAAACAGCCGTCTGCCTGGCCAGCGCCGCCACGCTAGTTCCCTCGCCGCCGCCAACTGCACTGATGCAGGATCCCCACCATTGCGCCGAAAGATCGCGCAATTGACGCCTACCTGTCCGTCACGCCGATGAACTTCACTTCGCCAGGCGCAAAGCGCGTCACTGTTTGCCGACAACAAAAGCAGTTTTTCGCCTGGCCCAACTATCAGTTTAGGCCGGCGCCCGTCGGCATACTCGCGCCGGCTATAATGCGCCTCGAATAGCGCGCGCGCCGTATCGTTGCCGTCCTTGACTTCGATCCAGCCATCGCCAAACAGAAATGGTTGAATATTCACTCATCACTCGCCTATTCCCCCTCGCGAATCCTCGCTCTCAAATACCGCAACCACGTCCTGCGACGGCGCCTGCGACCAGGCGAAGCTTAATTCGAACTGGTCCATATTGTCGCGCTTGCGGGCTTTGACGTCGGCCGGTCCATAGATCCTATCCATGACGCCCAAAGCGATCTTCGCCGCCTCGGCCGGCTGTATCGTGATCTTGGAGCGAGCGTGTACCGCCATCGCCAGCAAGTTGCAGACGAATACGATCGGCTCACATCCCAAGGCCTCAACCGCCGCCGCATGTAGCTGGCCCGCTGAAAGTCGCTGGTCGATATCCTTCTCGTCCAGAAGCGCTGCGATAGCAGCCATTGAGCGCGTGTTGCGTTCATCAAATCGCCTTCTTGGTTCCATCGCCATCTGGTAACCCCGCTACCTCTCGCTGATGACGCGCCGCCGCCGCCGCCGCCCACTTTCGCCGAAAGCGGCGACGGCTGCCGCCGCTTCGAATGCCGCTAGGATGGCGTTGGATTGCTCGCCGGCCGTGCTAATGTTGCCATTGCTGCGGATGACTAGCGCGGAGTCGCCATCGTAGAGATGAATGACGCGATGAGGATCTAGGCTCACAGCCAAACCTCTACGATCCGCGCGTCATCCTCGGGCAGTCGCTCGAGCCGCACCAGGCCTCGGCGCGCGAGCTCGACACGCAATTCCTCAAGGCGATCGGAAATCAACAGTTCATCGCTAAGCGATTGCCCTTCCGGCGTCACAATGAACCGCTTGGCGCCATAGCGCCGGCGCCCGTCGCCGAGCTTCGTCGTCAACCCCTGATACACAGTCCAAATGTTGAGCGAATCCGTCACTCTAGGATGCAAATTCATGAGTCGTTCCATAGGGTTATCACCTTATATGAGGCAATTAACCTGATTTTGGTTTACGGCTAATTGCACGTTTATCCACTAATGCGTCACTTTGTTTCACGTGAAACGAATCCTTGACAAGTGGTTAATTCTCCGAACCAACAACAATTCGCGTTAACCCTTACGCAAAAAGGCTTGCGATTCGGCTAAACACCATCTGCTTTAGCGGGTTTCGACCTTGCGCCAGCCCCATGAAGAAACTCTCCGGCGTCAGCGGCGGCTCCTGGAATTGCGGAATGTCCACCTGGCCGCTCGCCGGATTGCGATCACCGAACATGAAACTTGTCAGCGGATTGCCGAGCTCGGCAGCAGGCGTCGGCGGCACGTTGCCGGTCTGCGGCACCGGCGCGCCGGCATAGTCGGCGCCCAGCCCGCCCATGAATTGCCGGCCGTATGAGCCAACGCTTGTCCCCAGCACGTCCTTGCGGCCGGACTTGCCCACGGATCCAGGCCCGCCAAACCACGCCTGCGCGGCGCCCTCGGGACCGTATTTGTTCACATAGCCGCCGAATATCGTGTCGAACGTCGCGTCCTGCGCGGCCGGCGATGCAAGGAACTCCGATCGGGACAGCTCGCGCCCAAGCGCCCGCCTGGTCCACGGCCCAACGTTATTCCCCATGACCTGATATTTGCCGTAAGGCCGATCGCCCTTGGTGAACGGGCCCAGCGCCCCGTAATTTCCACCACTCTCTATGCGTGCAATTGCATCACGATACGACATAGCTTTCGCCTCCGTTTGCCGTCACCCCTCGCGATTTCGCTTATAAGTTGTGCGTCAACTTCGCCACCGCTTCTGTTTCATAAGCCTCTGTAGCGCCGGCGACGCCAAATTTTCGTTCGGCGCAAAGAATGTATCAGAATTTAACACTGAGGTTGATGGTCTTGTAGCAGCGTTGTTACAACGGGAATAACGGCGCTGGATCTCCTTTCCGGCAAGCAATGACTCGACCCGCGAGCGCTTCCACGCCGCCTCGATCCACGCAACCTGGCCGGGCTCTTTCGCCATCCAATAGCGCAGCCGGCCCTTGAACCAGGCGCCGTTGTCCTGCCGCACCCTGAGTTGCACCGTCTTGATCGCGCCACATCGCCGCAGCCATTGAACCGCGCGGTTCACCGTCCCTCGGCAGCAGCCGATCCGCTGCGCGATCTTCGCCTGCGAAGGCTGGCACGATCCATTGACGCTGTTCTCAAGCAGCAGCAGCTCAGTCAAAACCGCCTGGTGGCGCGGCCGGTAGCCGGGGCGCCTGGCGAGCTCGCTAATGACTTTGATTTGTTCCCGAACCGCAAATTGCATCGATCGCTTCCCTCTTGACGCGATCGGCACGGCTCTGTAGGACTCGCAACTGTCACGTTTTACGAGTTTGGGCCGAGTCGACAGCAATCAACTCAGCCTAACCAGAAAAGCCGGGAAATCAACCTCCCGGCTTTTTTGTGTCCAAAATTAGCCGACATCGCGTGTTTTCCCCTCGCGATCACCTGAAAATATTCAACCCAAGCAGGCCCGCGCCGCCCGTCGCCGCCACCTTGCCGGCCGTCGATCGAACGCTCTCCTGGATCACCCTGCGAACGCCCGTCGCAGGAACGCCGCTTTCGTTTATGCGCAGGATCTGCAATGCGTCGAACAGATCGCGCTCCGGCGTGCCACCCTTGGGACCGCGCAGCCCGAACCCGCCCGACGACCGGTCTTTCTTCAAGCCGGCGAACAGCGTGTGCGGATTGACGTCGCCCGACGCCGACAGCGATCCCGCGCGCTTCGCAGCCATGAGCACCTGGTACTGCCGCCGCGAGCGTTCCCAATAGTCCAGCAGCCGATCGCGGCCGCTCTTGCGGAATTGCTGCGTCGCAACCCTATCCATAGCCGTGACCGCCTTCATCAGCGCTTCGCCGCCCGACGTGTCGCCCTGCGCGAACAGCCTGGCGCTCTCGCCCGCAAACGTCCTGCGCGCGTCCATCCACTCGGCCGGCGAATATTGCTGCGGATGCGCCTTGATCGAATCGATCGCGTCATCGATGAACTTTTGGCCGCGCGATCGGCCGGCCGGACCTTTGACCTGACTGATACCCTCCAACGCATTCGCAAGCGGCTGGCTCGGCATCTGCGGCATACGGCTTTCCACATAGTCGAACCGCTGCCCGATTCGTTCCTCGATCTGCCCGAGATCGCTCGACAGGATCGATCCTTTCGGATTGTCCACGCCTAGCGCACCCTCCAGGAGCTCGGCCGCGCGCCGCTGATTCTGTGCCTTGATCTGTTGCTCGACCACGTCGCCGAACGGGTTCATCTCGTGGACGCTCTGCATCAGCCGCGCCGACGCGCCCTGCCGAGACCCGAAACCCTGCGTCGTGCGGATCCCGAGCTGCTGGCCTCGCTCGGCCAGTTTCTGCAATGACGGATCGTCAAACGTGTCGGCGCCGGCCTCGGCCGTCCGTCCCGCCGCCCGCGACGCCTCGGAATATTCCTGGCCGAGCAATCCCTCCGGCGTCTCGGCCGCACCAACCGATCGCGGTCCCGCACCAGGCGCACCCTCTGGCGCGGCCACAGACGCCGCCTGGCGCGCTTCGGCTTCCACCGCAGCCCTTTCCAGGTCCGACGCACGAACACGCTCTGCGCCCGCCTCTACGCCCGCCGCAACGCGATTGCTGCCGGCGTTGACCACACCGCGCCCGAGCTTGACGGCCGCGACAATGCCGCGCACCGCCGCCGAGCCGAGCAATTGCAGCGCCCCGCTCTCCACGCCGGCCAGCAAGCGCGTCTCGAAATCGCCAGGACGCATCGCGCTCGTCAGCCCGACAGCGCCAACCTCGGCCGCGAGCGTCGGCAACAGCGATACGCCGCCCGTCGCAGCTGCCGCCAGGCCGCCAGCGGCCGCCTCGGGCGCAAAGCCGCCGACGCTCTCGCTGATCGGCGCCACCGCCTGCGCGGCCGCCTGGCGCTCTTGCAGCGATTGCAGCTCTTGCGGATCCGCAATGCCCAAAAGTTCCTGTATGCCGAGCGACACGCCCTCAAAACCGCGTCCCGCCGCGCGGCCGAGATTGCCAACCGTCCCGCCCTCAATCATGGCGCGATCGACAGGAACCCACTTGCCGGCCTCGTCGTCAAAACCCCAGACATATTTGTCGTCGGGATTGTCGGGCGGCTGAATTTCGCGAATGCCCATGTCAGCCCCTCGGAACGCGAGGATGAGTTTCGATCGTCGTTCCAACCGGACCCGAACCGCGCGCCGGCGCCTGCGTCACAGCCTTGTCAGCCGAGCCGGCCGGCCTGGTCGGTAGCGACGTCGCGTATGGGCTCTTGCCGGTCTGTTCCAGCGGAATCCGCCACTTGCGTTCCCACGCCGTCACAGCCTGGTTGCTCTGGATCGACAGCGCTCGCAACTTTTCGCGCGCCGTCAATGCCCAATCGCCGGTTGGATTGTACTGCGTCGCCGCGCCGCCAACGTCGGGAATGTAGTTTTGCAGCGCCCGCTCCGTTCCCTCGTCCAGCGATCCAAACGCCTTTTGCTTGCGGATCGCGTCCTTGACGGTCTGCGTCAGCACAGACGCCCGCGCGCGATCCCACGTCGATCGTCCTTCGACCATATCCAGCAGCTCTTGCTGTGCCGCCTGGCTTTGCTGGATCGGATCCAGTTCCGCCATGCTGTCCTGCCACTTGGATCCGCCCAGCGTGGGAACAAAGCCGCCATCCACCGAAATCGAATAGCCTTCCGGCCGGTCCTTCACGAACCCTTGCTTCGCCATGAAATCATAACCCATGTCGCGCTGTTGCTGGTCCTCCAGATAGCTGCGCCCCGTCTCGGGATCGGTCCCGAAAATCATCTTGTATTGGTCCATTATGTTCTGGTTGCCGAGCCGCAGCTTTTCCTTTTCCACGCGGATCTGCTCATCGGCCGAAAACCCGATCCGGCTGCGCGACAGCGCATCATCGAGCCTGGTATGCGTCATCTGGTTGGAATAGCCGAGCTGCGATTGAAGCCACTGCGCGCCCTGGTTGGCGATCGCGGCCGGCCCCGCCTCGGTCGCCGCCCACAGCCCATATTGCGCGGCGCGATCCTCGGGCAACGCAATCGCCTGCTTGAACACCGGCGAGCCGATCAGGTTTTGCGCGAACTGCCCGCGCATCTCGCGTTCCTGGTTGAGCAAATAAATCTGGTCGCTCATCTGGCCGCGCCGGCCGAAATAGCTTTTCGGTCCCCCTATCAACAGTTCCATGATGTTGACCGGGGGCATTTCGTAGGAGCTCATCACGCTATCGGGCATCACATCACCACAGATTGAAACCGAATTGCCTGCTCTGCCCCTGCGACTGCGCCAGGTTCTCGCCCTGGCTGCGCGCCATGGATGAGCTCATCATCGCCGGACCACCCAGAATGCCCGCCATGTTCTGCCACGGCAGGAAACCAAGGTTCGCCCGAGCGCCCGCAAGCCCCTGGAAGGCGCCGCCGAGTTGCCCCCTCATGGCGCCCAAATCCGCCATGCCGCCCGCAATGCCCGCCATGTTCGCCGCCGCACCTGGCATCGCCATGCGCATTTGCGCCGCCGTGTTGTAGGCGTTCGAATAAAGATCCGTGCCGGCGCCGGCGATCGCCCGCGACGCATCGCCCGCCGCCACGCCCTTCGCCAGCGCCTCGCGAGAGCCGCCCATGTTGCCGCCGATACCAGCGCCCGATCTGATCTGCGGCAGGACTTCACGCCCGAATTGCTGCCCGATCTGCTGCGACATCTGCGCCAATTGCTGTTGCGCAAGCGCGTTGTTCGGGTTGGCGAATTGCTGCATCTGGTTAAAGCCGGTCTTGGCCGCGCCCATCGCAGCGCCAAAGCCGGCGCCGGCCTGCCCCATCTGCGCGCCGGCCGCGCCGAGTTGCGCCTGCGCGCTGTTCATCAGGCTGTTTGCCTGTTTCATGCCCGTGCCGTTCTTCGCCGCAGCCCCGGCGCCCGCGTACAGCTGTTCCAAGAACGGCGCCTGCTTGCCCCAAACGCTTTGCGCGCTTTGCGCCATCGACTGATTGTAGCCGTATGAGTTCGAGCTTTGGTTGCTCGATCCGCCGCTCATGCCCATCTACTGAAACCTTTCCTGGTCGTGGAAGATCAGCCCGTCCGATTGGCGCACGATCCCGAGCCGCCGCAGGATCCGCTTCCATCCCGGCCGGCCGATCAGCAGAAGCTCGGGCTTGACGCCGTGGATCCCCGCCCACCGCACCGCGATATCTTCTATCACAGCAACCGTCGGCTCGGCGCACCGCTTCATCACGTCCCGCCGCCCCTCCGCCGCCGCGAAATACAGGCAATTGGTGCCGCCGCCGTCCCACAGTTCGATCCCGAAACCCGCCTGCATCGTCTCATCGATTTCCGACATCAGGAAAAAGTGCAGCGCCCGCACCTGGCGCGTTAGCTCGTAAAACTCCTGCTTCGAATAGCGATCGTCGCCGCCAACCTGGTAGAACTTCCACGCCGCCTGCAATTCCAGCGGATCACTGCGATCGACCATTTGCGGCCGGATTCCATGCTTGAAGGCGATCGCATCGCTCAATGTCACAGCTTTATCCATGCGCCCGCCCTCCTTTCGTAAAGCCCCTCGCCGGCGCCAACCACGCCCGCCAGGAAATATGCCACCATCCCGTCATGCGGCTTGGCCGGCGCCGCCGCGAGCTCGTCCAGCGTCAACCATTGCGATCGCCCGAGCCGCATCACCGACGCAATGCGATCGAGTTCGCGCGCCATCCACTCGCGCAGCGCCGCCTCGCCGCCAGACTGCGGCGGCGGTCCAGGCTGATACCAATTGCCCCTGGCGTCCGGCGCTACCATCTGCCGCTTGGCCTCGCGCTCGGTATCACGCTCGCCAGCTGCCACACGGACCCGCCCAGGCTCGACACGTTGAAACCGCCGAGCCGGCCCTCAATCATGAAATCCACCTGCTCCTGGCCGCTGCCGATCACGAACGGCAAAGGACCCGTAAACACTTCCGGTCCGTCATCCGTCTGCCGCGCGGAAAACTCGATCTGCA